TATCTTTAAAATTATGGATGATAAACCTTCAGATTTCCTAAATACTTTTGAGAAAACTATAAAGAATGTATCAAAAAAGTTCAAAGTTTCTGAAAAGGAACTTATGAATTATTTTGAAAAAGAGATGTTATCAATATAGGAGTTAACTATGGCAGTCGTATTACATGAAATAATAGATTCCGATTTTGAATATTTTTTAAAAGCTACTACTACAGGCACAAATTCTGCTGCTAGTATATTTGATGCATCCGCTGCTGAAGGTGCTGCGACTGATCCAAGAGTTTCAATTACAGGGATTGCATGGTCGGTTGCAGCTCAAACTGATATTTTATGGGATGCAACATCAAATGTAGTTGCTCTTTCATTGAGTGGAAGTGGTAAGGTTGGATTTGGAGATGGTGTTCCTTCTATTCCAAATAATGCTGGAACTGGTATAACAGGAGATGTTCTTATAACTAATGGAACATCTGTTGGCACTATTTGGATTAAATTTAAAAAGGTGTCTGGTTGGGATAATATCACATGAACACGGTAAAATTATTTTCAGAAGCAGTAGAACAAGATGTAGAATATATCTGCGAAGAAAAAGAAGATGGTAAGAAGAATTATAAAATTCGTGGCATCTTCATGCAGGCAGATGTTAAAAATCGTAACGGTCGTGTATATCCTTTGGATGTTCTTCAGAAAGAAGTTGCTAAATACAATAAGAATTTTATTAAAGAAAATAGAGCATTTGGAGAATTGGGTCATCCAGAAGGCCCGACAGTAAATCTAGAACGGGTGTCACATATGATTACATCGTTGGTCCCTGATGGTAAGAATTTTATTGGGGAAGCAAAGATCATGGGCACACCGATGGGCGAAATTGTAAAGAATCTTATGAATGAAGGCGCAAAACTAGGTGTCTCTTCTAGAGGAATGGGAAGCTTAGATCAAAAGAATGGCGCCAATTATGTAAGAGATGATTTTTATCTTGCAACGGCTGCTGATATTGTTGCAGACCCTTCCGCACCAAATGCTTTCGTAGAAGGTATTATGGAAGGAAAAGAGTGGGTTTGGAATAACGGAGCGCTTATTGAAGCGGAACTTGTAGAACTTCGTCAAAAATTTGATATCAAAAAACGTCTAAGAGATGCAAAATTTGACGCTTTAGAGTTTGCTAAGTTCCTCAAAAGATTATAATTTATAAATATAACAACAGCAAAGGTAAGGAGACACATCCTATGTCAGAATTAGAAAAAACAATTGAAGAACTCGAAGCAGAAGTTCTAGCTGAACTTGAGGAAGCGGAAGACCCCACTAAAAAGGGTGCTGCTCCTGCTGAAAAAGCTGATAAAGTTAGCGGCAAGACCCCAGGCGGTGAAGTAGCCGATGTTGGTGGCGCTGATCCAGAAGCTAAAGTAGAAAAGGGCGGTGATGAAGATCGTCCAGAAAAGGCAATCGGAAAGAAGGCAGCTGCTGCGGCTAAGGCAGTAAGTGGCGATCCTCAACAGAAAGGTGCAAAATCAGCTGAGGGCCCGAAGAAGTTGGCCGCCGGTGATGAAATCGAGCATGATGGTGAGGAACTTGCTGAGAAGGAAATGCCTAAGACTAAGAAAGAAATGATAGGTAATCTTACAGCAGCCATGTCTAAAATGAGGAAATCTGAAATGGAAAACCTCTATGCTGCGTATCTTAACAATGACCATGATGAAGATCATGAAGAGACAGAGGAAGAGAAAGAAAAGGCTGAAGCAGTCGAAGCTCGTATTAAAGATATTGATGTTAAAGAAGATGTTCATGCTTTGATGAGTGCAGATGACAGCCTTTCTGAAGATTTCAAAATTAAGGCTGCAACTATTTTTGAGGCAGCGGTTAAGTCAAAAGTACGTTCAGAAATTGAGCGTATTCATGAAGAGGTAAGTTCTGAGAAAGAAAATGAGATGGATACTTTTAAAGATGAACTTACGGAAAAAGTAGATACTTATCTAAACTATGTTGTGGAAGAATGGACTAAGGAAAACGAGTTAGCAATTGAACGTGGATTAAAGGGTGAGATTGCAGAAGACTTTATTTCTGGAATGAAACAATTATTTGAAGACCACTACATTGATGTTCCAGACGAGAAGTATGATGTTCTGGAAGCACAATCTGAGAAGATTTCCGAGCTAGAAGAGAAGTTGAATGAGACAATGGAAAAGACTGTTACTCTTGCTTCTTTTAATTCTAAACTAGTTCGTGAACAGGTTATTTCTGAAATTTCTGAGGATTTAGCCGATACCGAAATTGAAAAGTTTAAGTCTCTTACAGAGGATGTTACTTTTACGGATGAAGAGTCTTTCCGTGAAAAACTTAATACCTTGAAGGAAAGTTATTTCCCGAAAACTCCTGTAGTAGAACAAACGATAGATGATGAAGATGGTAGCACCGCACAGGACGTTGATACGACAGATGCAATGAAATCGTACTTGTCGGCCATCAGTCGTAATCAAAAGGCGAGTGCATAAAACATTATATCAACGGATGTAAAATAAAAAAGGAGAAACAAAAATGTTTCAAACAGAACATCTACAAGAAAAGTGGCAGCCAGTCCTAGAACACCCCGATCTTCCACCGATTGAGGATTCTTATAAGCGGGCAGTTACCACTCTCATTCTAGAGAATCAAGAAAAGGCCTTGAGGGAAGATCGTAGTTTCCTTTCTGAGGCTGTTCCTGTTAACGCCATGGGCGGCGGACAGATGGATACTTGGGACCCAATTTTGATCTCATTGGTTCGTCGTGCAATGCCTAACCTGATTGCGTATGATGTATGCGGTGTGCAACCGATGACTGGACCGACTGGTCTTATCTTTGCGATGCGCTCTTCGTTCCTCTCGCAAGACGGTGCAGAAGCTCTGGTTGACGAAGCTATGCCTGGTAAAACTGGTGCATCGAATCAGAACCTTGCTGGTACAATTGGTGGTGGCGATGTTGGTGCTACTGAGACAAATCCTGCGGTTCTGAACGATAGTCCTTCTGCTGGTACTTATACAAGTGCTACAGGTATGACGCGCACACAGGCTGAGGCTTTGGGCGATAGTTCAACTAATGCTTTTGCTCAGATGGCTTTCTCAATTGAGAAGTCAACTGTTACTGCTGTATCCCGTGCCCTCAAGGCCGAGTATACAATGGAGTTGGCGCAAGACCTCAAGGCAATTCATGGTTTGGACGCCGAGACAGAACTTTCCAATATTTTGAGTTCTGAAATTCTCGCGGAAATTAATCGTGAGGTTATTCGTTCCCTGTATGTCACCGCTGTTAAGGGTGCTCAGGTTAATACGACAACTGCTGGTATTTTTGATCTTGATACCGACTCAAATGGCCGTTGGTCAGTTGAGAAGTTTAAGGGTCTAATGTTCGCTATTGAGCGTGATGCCAATGCGATTGGTCAACAGACTCGTCGCGGTAAGGGTAACATGATCATCTGTTCTGCTGATGTCGCTTCTGCACTTCAGATGGCTGGTGTTCTGGATTACACTCCTGCTCTTAGTAATAACCTTAATGTTGATGATAACACTACTACATTTGCTGGTGTTATGAATGGTCGTTATAAGGTTTATGTTGATCCTTATGCTGCTAACGTAGCTGCTTCTCAGTACTACGTTGTTGGTTACAAGGGCACTTCGCCTTATGATGCTGGATTCTTCTATTGCCCATACGTTCCTCTACAGATGGTTCGTGCGGTTGGTGAGAATTCCTTCCAGCCTAAGATTGGTTTCAAGACACGTTACGGTCTTGCTGCTAATCCTTTTGCTGCTTCCGGCGCGGTTGCAGCTGCCGATACTGTTAACTCCGATGCATCTCTTGATGCGAATACCAATGCTTGGTATCGTCGGGTTAAAGTCACAAATCTTATGTAAAATAAGAAACTTTCGAGTAAACTTAGGGAGGCTCATGATCGGGCCTCCCTTTTTTATTACAATTTTATTACACTTCAAAAATTCATTATAAGTAATTATGATAACCGAAGGAAGTAATCAATGGATGATGTGTTATTCTTTTACACAATTGTAGGATTTCTGCTGGCATCTTATTCCGTTATCGCAAATGATAGCGTTCAAACTCTTGGAACTTTCATCGCATCAAACTCCGAAAAATTTAAATGGTATTACCTTTGGGGAGCTGCATCGTCAGTTCTCCTTTTTACTTTATGGTATGGGTGGAGTATAAATGATGGTGATATATCATTTGGAAGATTAAACAAAATTCCATATCAAGAAATACAATGGTATCATGCTGCAGCTCCAGCTGTTTTATTATTGTTAACTAGAGTTGGTATTCCTGTATCTACATCTTTTCTTGTTCTTAGTGCATTTGCGAGTACATTTATATTAGAGAAGATGTTGTTGAAATCTGTAATGGGGTATGCAGTAGCAGCTATAACTGCATATGTATTATGGTTTTTAATTGCACGATGGATGGATGAGAAAAATGATCCTGTCAGAGAAAAAAATAAAAGAAAATGGAGAATGGCTCAATGGTGTAGTACTGGATTTCTTTGGTATACTTGGTTATCTCACGATCTTGCTAACATTGCTGTAT